TTTAACAATTGGCCCGTGTCAATCAAAGGCTTTGTTCCTGCTTGTCCGTTTTTTCTGCGTCTCGATCTTGCTACTATGGTGGAATTTTTTAACTGTGCAAAGTCCCCATTAACGATTTTATTTTTAACGTGATTTTGTCCGACCAATCCTGCTTTATTTAGTGCGATCTCTATACTCACACCGTGCAAAGCTTCTTTTGCGCCATCTTTCAAAATTTCGGCGATCTCTTTTTGTGCTGATTTGATGCCCGGCACTAAGAACGGACGGGGCGGGATATTCTTTGCAGGGCTTCCATTCTCTTGAACGATTGCTATCTGTGCGTTTGTATATCCGCTGTCTGTTCGTGCGCCCTTATCGTGTGGTATTCCGACCATCACGCACTTTTCACTCATCTTTTTTACGTTTTCTAAGAATTCGGGGAGTTTGTTAACGGTCATCATACGACTAACCCGCCCGCTCCATATAGTCTCGCTAATCTTGTATAGATGCGCCCGTAAGAAGTGAGAGAAAGATCGCTGTTGTCTTCGCCCGCGCCATACATTACAGTCATACCGCCTACGGTTTGAGTCGTTGCCATAGCACTGTCGTTTATAGTTGTATAGTGAGCCGCTAAGTTCCCTTGTGCTGTTGATAGTGCGTACGTGCCTACTCCGAAAGCGTCTTGGTTGACTGTTTCATTTGCTAGGTTAAGCCAGATTTGAACATAGGCATCTGGATAGTCTGTAATACTAATCTCCGGGAACATCGATCTAAAATCTGCTAAGTTCATATTAATCCCTTTTAAGTTTTATAATCCCCTCCGAAGAGAGGACTAAAAAATCAAGCTGTAGGCTCTTCCGCTGCTGGGTCTTCAACTACTGCTACCTTATCGGCAACTTTCTTTTTAGAAGTACTAGGATATAAAACCTCGCCAACTTTAACGATAAACAATCCCGTCTTTTCCATTTCATCCACGAACCAATCTCGCACGATTTCTACGTCTTCGTGTAGACCAGCCTCGAACGAAACGCCCCCAAGTGTCATAGGGACTTTAAGTTCAACGGTTGCCATTAGATACCATCCGCATATTGCATTGTTTCAGGGTACACGATTTCAGTTTCGCCAATAGCCCAAACATATGGACGCTCGTAAATGATGCCGTGAAATGACGGTGTAAATCCAGTAATAGGCACTAAAGGAAAACGACAAAGATCGTAATCATTAGTATACGCTACCATTCTATCCGTACCGCCAACGCCGCCGCCAACGCCGCCCGCAGTTGTACCCGTTAACCATTTAACTGGTTGGATATTAAGAGGTTTTCCGTTTACTCTCATTGAGATGCTGTTATCCTCAAGGAATTTGAGAATCGAAACACTGCCCGCTGTTGTAACTGGTGTTGCCGCGATATAAGCAAACTGTGCAGGAGGAAGTCTTAAATCTGTCGGACAACGTGAATAACCCGTATTTTGATAAGTAGAGTTTAACAAAGCGTTCACTGCTGCAAGAATTTGAGCAGGAGTTGTTGATCCACCCATCCAGTTTAATGCAGAAGCTGATCCAGTCGTTACAGTTGCCTTATTTAAAAGACCTTTTGCCCCGATTGAAGCGTCTCCAATATATGCCATTTGATCGTTACCCATTTGGTACTTCATATTGATTGCGTTAAACTTGCTCGCATCTAGCGGTTGCCCTAGAAGTTGAGAAGCTTGTAGCTCCATTTGCGTATAAGAAAGTGACATACCCGCTGGGCGTAGTGGAGCTGTAACGATTTGACCGTTGATATCCACACCTTGAAGACTTGTAGTACCATTAGAGATAAACGGAATACCGTTGCCGCCCGCTGAACTACCAGTCGTTAATCCGCCCGCTGCTGCGAAAGTAGAAAGCGTGTAGCTAGTCGATTGATTAGCAAGACTAATATCCTCACGTAACTTAATATCACGAAGATACGTTGTCGACATAAGCGGCATGTGTAGAGTTTTGTCAAGCTGTGTAAGCTGATTTACAAAGTAACTTAAAGCGGAGTCATTTACCGCTTTTCCTTGGATTATTTTTGCCATTATTTCATTCCCCTTTAGATTGTGTAACGAAGTTCAGCGATATTGTTGCCGTCTTTGCCATTTAAAGCCCATTCCGCACCGGGAATAACTAAACTATTTGCGCCATCTGCTGTCGCTTCGATATCTCCAATAGCCTTACCTGACCCAACTACGATACGAACATATGCAAGCCCGCCTTTTACAGGTGTTCCCTGCGTACAAGCAACTTTAACATAGCCTCTAGTTAGGCGACTTTGTAGATAAGCAGTGTTGATAGTGTTAGCTGCAAACGTATTATCGATACCGCCAGAAATACTCGGAACTGAACGAACCAAAAACCCTTTGATATCTGCCGCTACGTTTGTTCCAACGATTGCAACATATTTACCCGTTGATCCGCTTTCCATTACGAGAACGCTACCATAAGCAGTTGGAGGTGTTGCACCTAAAAGAATAGACTCAGTTTCTGAATCTAAAGGACGTGATACCGAACCAGCTACACCCGCAGGCATACCGTATAAAAAAGCCATTTCTCCAGCCATTTTTTACCCCTTTTTATAAAATTGCGCTGCGTTTGAATTAATCATCGCAGGAGTTACAACGGAACAATCCGCACCATCGAGAACAGCAGGAATAACGATTTTAACATCATCCGCATCATTTACACTGTCTTCTACTTCTTCGTCATCATCATCGTTTGCAGTTTCTGACGTTTCCATCGCTAGAAGCTTTTGTAGCAGTTCCAAAACTTGTGAGATTTTATCATCCGCTGGCACTGCCTCTGGCTCTGCATCTTTGTTAAGTTTCGCCGCCATATCTGCGACTTGCTTACTTAAAGTATCAAACGCACCTTTGGCATCAAAGACATCTTCTTCTTTTGCCGCTGGCTCTTCCGCGTCCTTAATCCACGACTTAATCGTGTCGAGTATTGTTTTTTTATCCACTTTGTTATTCTCCTTTGAGTCTGAAATTGAGCACATAGCCCCACATCTTCCATTCGGCACGATTGCAACGTGATTCCCGATTATTCCGATGCGTTCGCCTGTACCGTCGCCGTTATCTGACACCGAGATCGCAGTGTACCCGCAAGATACTTCTTTAATCCCATTTAACACCGCCGTTATTGCTTCAGCGGAAATTATAACCAAGTCTGCGATTAACGTTTGATTTACTTCATCGGCTCTAACATTAACACACATTCCCACGATCTCATCGGTTGCCGTGTCCGTGTCGAGCAGTTCTCCGTCTGGGTGCAAAAGCGTTACGGGCTTAGCCTCGAAACTTGCTATCGTGCTTGGGGTGCTTAGTTCCTCCCACGGATTAGTCATCATAACCGTTGGACGGTCTGTTTCTAAACCAACGCTTGAGTTATTATATTTCATCGGCGCTGATGAAGCAATCGGCACATCAATACAAATCAAATATCCCTCGGGCGTTTTAATCATATTTTCACTTATCTGTTCGCCGAAATAGCGTGATGTATTATCGTCGTCGTTTGCTGTTTTTTCTGCTATTGCTACAGCTTGGCTTTGGCTGTGTCCTGCGTTAACAAGCTCTTTGATGTTTTCGCTTATTGTGCTTTGGCTTTCGCCTTGTTTTAATGGCATTAGTTGCATCCTTTGAAAATTATTTTAAATTATTAAGCAAAACTTCAGAATAGCATCTACAATTGACAAATTCACCTGCGTTTCCAGTGTCTCCGTCGCTTAGTGTCGGCGGGTTATCGAAGTCACAAACAACGCCTTCCATAGCGGCGTGGCTATCTCTTACGATCTCGTCCCCAGCTGTCCGCCATATGTACTGATTCGCCCCGACTATTTGCGCCCGTGCTTGTGTGAGCGTTGCATAAGCTTTATGTATTTCCGTCCGTGCGATTGTATTTGCCCGTGATATTGTCACGCCCTCGCTTCTTGCCAACTCTTCGGCTACTTCACTGGCACGCTTTCCGCCCGTCGCTGCTTCTTGTGCTAACTTTTGCGCTCGTTGTCCTGCTTCGAGTGGTAATGACTTAATGAGTATGACTTGATCCTCTTGTAGTTTTTGTGCAATGCTTCCGATAATGGAATTAGTATGTGTGTCTTTCAACTTGTCGGAAAATGATGAGGCGATCGCTAAAAAGTTCTTTTCATTTATCTTGTTCACATCACCCAGCATCATAGCGGCGATACTGTTCGCCCACGGTCCGATAGAGTTTGCATAATGACGCAAGGCCACTTCTAAACCCTCGGATAAGATAACTTTCTCTATCTCGCCCGTTGCACCTTTGTTTATAATCGTATGGTGTGTGATGAGAGTGCCTACAATCTTAGCGACCTTACGAAGCTTTCTGCTGTAGTCATTTTCTATGCGCTGCGGTACAATCGGCTTCCTAACCATTTAGCAAGTCTTTCGCTTGGTTAAGTAAGTCGGATCTTGTTGGTGTTGGAGCTGTGCCATCTGGTGCGGTATATTCTGGCGGGTTTTCCTCTTCGATATCTTCGTCTGTGATGTTCGTTCCGAAGCCTGTGATAGTAGAGAGTTGTTTGATCTCTTTAAGTGCAAGCTCTTTACTGAATATTCCGTTAGCAACACATTCCGTTATTGCGTCAACTGTGTTTTTTGTAACGATAGATTTTTCAGATGGCGTTTGTTGCCATAGGCTGTTCCATTTAATGCCAAGATCATCAGGTGCAGGCGTTCCAAAGTTTGACTGATAAACAATGCGAGCCAACTTAATAACGTGCTCGTCAAGCGGTGCTTGCTTTGATGCTATGCCATCGTAATAGATGCGAATATCACTGTCGCCCGTATTACTTAACCCCGAAGGACTTTCTCCAAACAGAATAGTAAGTGGGATACGTTTTGCGCCGCTGATTTGTTGGACGAACTGCAAGATAATTGTATCTAGCCCGCTGAAATTATAAGCGGCGGTTTGGAAATCATCGGACTTATCCAAAAGCGTGATGCCCTCGTTATCTTGCATCTGTTTAATATATGCAAATTGTTTGATAAGGTTTGCCTCAGCGTTGCCACCCATTGCTAAAACTTGACGAAGGCTATCGACCTTAATCGTTCTTAAATGCGCTCTTGATGTTAAGTTCGCCGCACCCATCGTTACTGTTTCAAAAGCAATGATACGATCGAGTACATTTTCAAGCACCGAAGCACCCCAAAGCATCTCATTTATTGACTGCCACTTTGGAAGCTTATCGCCCTCGAAACGCATAACGTAGCTGTGGTGTACTTTTAAGCCGTTTAAAGAATTGATAGTGTAATACATCGGCTTTCCGATATCGCGGCCCTCTTGTATGAGCTGTGTAGTGTCAGGCGTTAAATCCCATCTATCATAGACGCTCAGTCCTAGAAAGTCTCCCTCTTTGACCGCTGCGAGATTAAGCGGCGTGCTGTACTTTGCATTTTTTAACATAATTAGAATTATTGAGCCGCCATACAAACGACCCCAACGGATGCCGTCGGTTATATCTTCCATAATTCCAGAACGTTGCCACGCCGTTTTGAGTTCTGTCAATTCTGCGGGATCAATCTCGCCCGTAAATTCTAACCCTGCGCGTGTCATATCGTTAGCTACACAATCAACCAAAGATGAGCATAACCAGTTTGTGCGATAACCCGCTTCAAGTTGAATACGGTTTTTTGTGAAGTTATTGAACTCGAAGTAGCCTTGTGATATCTGATTATTTGCGTTCGTGGATATACCCAAACCCATAGTGAGATTAGCGAATCCGTCATTGACAGTTACTTGTGCTGGTTTAATTCTTCGTTTTGTTTTTCTCATAGCGATATTTTAACCTCTCTTTGTTGTGCTAGATGATTTTGTTCCATACATTTAAATTGTTTTTCATAAGTGGCTCACACCCGTATCGTATCCCGTCTATGTGGTGATTCCAATCGTCCACTAAATCTGGAAGAATATCGCCCGTGAGTCGGTGTACTTTGTAACTGTATTTAGAAAATTCTTTTGCCGTGTGGTGGCATCGGGGGTGTATAACTATCTTATAGTTTCGTAGATTGTCCACGCCGTCTTCAATACTGCCCGCTCCCTTGCTTGCTGGCACAATTCTAAACCCTTGCCTATTCATATAGCTGATGAGCTCGGGGCGTGCGCTATCAGCTCTGATTATATGCCGTTCGCTTAGTGGTACTTGTTTAAATAGTTCTGGAAGATAGTCTATCTCTGTGTGTACGCCGTGTACTTCATAGTCGATAAAGATGGTTTTATCTATTACAAATAAACGATTGAGTGTTGTCGGATCGTTTGCAAACCCCCAGTCTGCCCCATAGATAAATTCTGCTCCAAAAGGTGCTTCAAACTCTTTGACTTCGTAATTCTTGAATACCTGCGCATCGGTATTGACTTTTAGTTCGCCCTCCCAGATATGCAAATATTTAGAATAGTTGTTTAGTCTATCGTGCTCCATCTCTTCCAAAAGCACTTTAGGGAAAAACGGGTTTTGATCGTAGTTGACACACATAACAAGAGCAGACAAAGGAGGCTTGGATATAAAACGCTGATACGTTGCGCTGTCCTCTGTTTCAGGGTTGAAGCTTACCCATATTTCGCTATCCTCTTCCCTGATCGTAGGGATAAGCATTTGCCACGAGTTCTCAGATACGTTCGCCGCTTCCTCTACCCACGCGATATCTATACCCTGCGTTCCTTTAATTTCTGTGATGTTATAGCGCAAACCTTTGAAGATGAACTCAGTTCCGTTTATGCCACGAATAGCGTTTTGTGTGACGGTGTAGTGAGCGGATAAAGATGGATTATCGCTTATGATATCTTTTAGGAGCTTATGGGAGCTGTCGGCGATGCTTTCCATTATCTCACGAAGGCAAAGCACCCTTAACTTTTTTGATGCACCACGAAGTAGTAAAAGCGTTGCAATGGTTTGCGATTTAGCAGAGCCACGCCCCCCGTATAAACAGCGGTAACGATATGTTCCACTTAGGAATTTTTGTGCATATCGCGGGAGTTTCATTAGTCCACAAATTCAACGGTTATGTTATTGTTCTGAACTGCGGCGGTTGCGTTTACGTTTATCTCGCCGCTTTTGGCAAACTGTTCAATAACGCCCAAAGTTTGCCCCGCTTTATGGATTGCATTTTGAGCATCTAGATGATCTTTAACGGTTGCCGTATCGTTTAACTTTTTAGCCATTACGCTTATGTTCTTTAATGTGGCATTATGAAGAAATTGTAAGTGCTTAGTTTTTTCGTTCACGATGTTTTCGATAGCGTTCACGGATTGTTCATCTCTTTGCGCTAAAGCCGAACGATACGCCACTCCAGCGTTCACAAGCTCTTCATCTTCTTTACCTATATTTTTCACGATCTTATTGACGTATGCTGGAGAAATATCATACCGCCGTGCGAGTTCACGTTGTGGGAATTGCCCTGTTTTGTGATCTGCTATAAGTAGCGCTATTTCTTTGCTGTTAAGAGTCTTTGCCACTTGTTACCTCTTGCGGTTTAGGTTGCTTGGTATCATCAACCCACACTATTTTTGCTTTAAGTCCGTATAACATCAATTCCCTTTTTACTTTTGGATATTGTTTTACTGCCTGTTCGCTTACGCCTAAATATTGCGCAAGCTCTTTATATTTTGGAAGTTTAAAACCAGTCATTATCAACACACAATTTCATAAAGATTTTAAATTGTTCATAAACCATTTCTTCTGTAATCCCTTTATAATCTTCCAATGTTTCAAGGAGCTGTTTCCAGTCGCCTGTGATTTGAACTTCATAGTTTGCAAGTTCCCTCTGGATGATGCCTTCCAGCCCATTTTCTTCGATATCCTGCTTAATGCCTTCGGCTTGTATTTGTTCCATACCCGCCTCGAATACATCATAATTCTTGGATAGCAAGTACCCGCCCGCACCAAAACTCATAACTTTGTTATCAGCGCTTGCACCAACTTTTTCGCATCCCTCTTCAAACTGTTTTTTGCTAAATGCAAAGAAAACACCGCACTCATCAAATAATTTAGTTTGTGCTTGCTCTGTATAATCTGATAAGCTTTTCATAATTACACCGCCATATCATATTTATTTGCAAGGGCAATGATACCGTTGTTTACACATTTGTTTGTATCGTACCCCATTTGTTTGTAAAAGCTTGGGTTTGTTAAACATTCGTGTGCTGTTACGATAAGATCTTTTTCTTCACCTAGTCTTGGAAACTTTGCCGCTATGCTTAATGCTTTGCGGTAATCTCCTGCGTTGTATGCGTCTTTGAGAGTTTGAAGTTTTGTTTTCATTTGGTTCACCTTTTTTTGATATATGTAAGTATACGCTTACTATACTTAAAATCAAATTATAGCAATTTTCTTTTTAAATTGTTTATATTGCAATTTTATACAACTGCTTAGTTCTATGTATGTTTTGTTGTGTTCAGGGAATGTATGTACGGCAAAATGTGACTCGGACAATAACCATAGTGCGGTATATCCATATCCGTCAAATTGTTTGTCTTGGAAGCTTATAATATCAAACTTGCTCGCTGTCAGCAAGTCTGTAAAATATTGTTTCAAAAATCGTTCATCCGTTGTGCTAATCCATATTGAATAATTATACATTTTAGCCTTCATTATTTTCTTCCTCGTCATATTTAAAGTCTATTTGTATATCCCCAAGATCATACACGGCTTTTTTGGCATCTCCTTTTAAGAAAACTAATATGTTTTGATGGTGTTTCCCTATTTTTCGTGTTGCTTCCATCTGTCGGCCAGCGCGTAAGGCAAGATTCCCCGTTGAATTAACAAGTATTATCTCGTTGTAGTAAAAATATCCAGCTTCTTCCATAATTTTGATTGTATTAGGTATTGTTCCAATATAATTGCCTTTTTTATTACGTACCTCGCCCATTACGATGACAGCAAACCGATTATCTTTTAATTTTGCAAAAGTATTTTGCAGTATTTTTTTATACATTGCAAAAAAATCATCGTGTGACATTGTTGACAAATCCAGCGGATTATCGCTGTACACTTCGAGGTCTGCGTATGGTGGACAGCTAAAAATCATATCCACAGATTTATCCTCTAAATATAAATCCATTTTTTCGCTTGTATCATTGATGTATTTTGCGCTTAACTGATATTCATCACATCGCGCTTGGTTTAGTTTTGCTTGTTCTTCCCGAAGTTCAATGCCCACAAAGTTCATTCCCAGAGTTGCGCTTACAAAACCGAACACGCTATCCCCTGCAAAAGGGTCAAACACAGTACCATCTTTTTTTCCAAACCAAGCCGTTACTATTTCTGCCATAACTGGATCAAGAATTGATACTCCCCCGCCTTCTTGTAACTTGTCTGATACTGGATCTCCCGAAGATTTATATAATGTGTTTTCTCTGGTTTCGCCATTATCTTGTATTGCATTTTTCCATACTTTTTTTCTATCCATCCAATTTGCTTTTCTCGTATCAAAAATGCTAAATGGTGCTATACCGAATTTATCTATCAGTGATACTTTTTCGACTATATCTTTTTGATCTACTTCGTCAATATCTAAATTAATATCTTCATCCCCGAACAGCTCATCAATCTCAAACTTTTCAAAGCCCGTCAAGTCCATATCAAAGCCTAAATCTTCCAGCTCTGATAATTCAATCTTTAGCATCTCTTCATCCCACCCACTATTCAAAGCAAGTTTATTGTCGGCGATAATGTACGCCTTCCTCTGTGCCTCTGTGAGATGCGATAGTTCAATCGTTGGCACTTCATCTAATCCCATACGTTGCGCCGCCATAACACGCCCGTGACCTGCAATGATGCCATTTTCTCCATCGGTTAAAATAGGATTTGTAAATCCAAACTCTTTTATGCTTGCCATAATTTGCGCCACTTGCTCATCCGAGTGCGTTCTGCTGTTGCGTGCATAAGGCACTAACTCTTTTGTTGATTTATAAACTATTTCTTGTTTCATTTCTTCATCCCATCCGCCGTAAAAATAACTGGCGATACATAAACACGTTCAAGAACACCCTCGCAAATCTCGCAGTATTCTTCACGTCCACTTTCTGCCATAGGCTTATCAATGTTTACCTCATAATTGCAATGTGGGCATTTGTAGTTATAAATCATTTACATCTCCATTAAATCAAGTAAGCTAGGCTGCGTATATTTTGGCTCGAAGTAATGACGCTCTACGCTTTTATTCTTATACTTTGCTAGTTCTTCTTGCAATTCTTTTATCTTAGCTCTTAGCTGCGTTGTATTAGCAAGCTTCTTATCGCATATCTCACGAAGTTCTTTAATCGGCATATCTAGCGCGTCGTCGATAAAATCTTCGTACTTTTCAATGTTGACAACCGACACGGACAAACAATCACGTCTTACAGCGGTTAAGGGTAAATTCAATCCTGCCATATACATCAAGTGCGAGATCACTATAGCCACATCACTTATATCATCATTCATTACATCACAAAGGCGATAGAATTTGTCGAGTATAACCATTTCGTGTGCTTTCATATTGAAATTATAACATTTTATTTATAATCTCATCTTGAAAAGCCATACGCAGACCTAGAAACTGTGCATCTTTTCTCTCAATCGCTTTGTCTTGTTGTTTCATATATCGTTCTAGCGTCTCGATAGTATCACTTAACGCTTTGATGTGTAGATTACGAGTATCTATCTTTTCGTTTGCTTCACGAAGCTGTGTGAGGGTTGAGGTGTGGATTTGTAACAGTCTTTTGTATTTCTTTTTCATATTTGATCTCCTGTGTTGTTGAAATCTGGATACTTTCTTTTAATTAGCATATCAATATACTTCTTCGCTTTTAATAAATCTTCTAAACCATTTTTGTTTTCGTACCTAGAGACATATTTAATAACATTAGCGACTTCCCAGCATAAGTTATTTGCTGTTATATAAACGTTAGGTGGGATACTCATGCTTGTGTAATGGCTAGGCGTAATATTATTCTTCATTTTCGTATCCTTTAAAGCGTATTTTTATTAATAAATTCTATGTCATTATTAAAAATAATTGAAGGCAAAGACCCTACCCACGATATATTATCACTATCAAGTTTTCCACTTTCAGAATTCGCCCAGATATCAAAATTTGTTTTCTTATGTGTTATTTTTCCGCCACAAGCAAGAATGTATAATTTTTCACTCAAAGATAAAGCTTGGCTGTTCTTTGTTTTGTTTTCTAAAACTGTAATATTTTGGACTGTCATATTTTTCTATCCTTTCTTGTATTTTCTTCCATCCATCTCTATTATGGTTTCGTGCTAGATTTGTGCTATCGCCACTATGAAATGGGTATCGTGTAAAAATTCTTGGGTCTAAACATCTGAGCATATGCGTTTTTACTAATGGATATCCATCTTCATCACACACAATCCTCATTGCTTCATCCATCCTTTTGTGCCATTGTGGAGTCCCTAACGTTTTATACTCTCCACTTGAACCGAATGCTATGTAGTCGTAATCACTGCATAATCTTTCTAATCTATCTAAGCTTTCTGAAATATGCCAGACTGGTACACCATCATCAAAACCACATCCTCGAAGCAAGTCATCATTTTCTTTTTCAGTTCCCCCGATTACGTCAGGAATAAAAAAGAACTCTCTAACACTGCTATCTACCCAATCATAGAATAGATCCCAATTAGGTTGTTTTCCTTTAGTCCACATCGTAAAAGCACCATTATCTAAAATAACTTTATTACAAACTTGGTATGCTAACTTTTGATTATCTGGTCTTGGAAATGGCAATAAGCAATTTTTATCTTTTAGAGCTGATGTAAAAATGCTTATTGGGGTTAATGGCGTACCGTGATATTTAATCATACTATCTCCCCGTAAATATGATTATTATTTTGTTGTTTCATTTCTTATTCTGGTGCACAGAGAGTGGCTAGTCGCATTAAAGTACGCCGTTTATTGTATGTTCTAAATTATGACTTATTACATAGTTATCATATGCCTTAGCTGCTTCTAGTGCAGTTGTATAGCGACCTAAGCGTATATTTTTATAATTTACGCTGATTTGAGCTATCCATTTATTTTTAGTCTTATCCCAACTGACACCACGATATCCAGAGGTATTAGTTGATATAATTTTTCTCGTATTCCGTGCTTGTACACTCTTTGTAGCCCATCGACAGTTTTCTATAGAATAGCCCTTGTCGTTGTCTCGTCTGTCAAGAGTTAAATTTATCTGATAAGATGGATACATATCAGAAATAAAATTCTCTACATTTTGCCATCTATCACTTACTTTAATGCCTCTTCCTACATAATTAGCAAAATCTTTTATTTTCGGGTTAGTTGTTCTTTTTATCATTTCTTTCCAAGTGTTATATAGCGGGTGTTTACTCATTCCGTGTTTTGTTTCTCGTTCTTTTGTGCTTAACACCCTGTGGCATCCGCAACTTTTACAGTCACCATTTTTGACACTAGCTGTGTGAGTTTCAAATTCAGCACCACAGTGGCACTTATATAAGCCAAAACGCTTTTTATAGCTTGATGTTTCAGTAGGAAATTTCATTCCTAAATCTTTTATTAAAACTGGTGTTGGTGGGGTGTGTGATTGTATATTTGATTGCATATGCAGTCCTTCCAAGACGTAAAATTTAGTTGAAGTCGGCAAGTCTTGGAAGGATGTAGTACCGACCTCGACTAAACTTTCTACATAGCAATTTTACAGCTAAACAGATAAGACAAAGCTTAATCTTTTCCGAATAAGAAAACGTCTTTTTTGTTTAGAAAGTAAAAAACCAAAAATAAAAAAAAATGCATCGCGTACATAAAAATATTGGTATATGGTTTTTTACCTCGCGCGCGTACGTGTAGATGTTGGTTTATTGGTATATTGGTATATTGCCTCGTGTGTGTAAACTCAATAATGGTATATTATATATATATTTCCTTATATTCATATTAATAAACCAATAAACCATAATATACCAATATATATAAGGGGGTAGATGGTTTTTTATAGCAATCGACCAATAAACCAATAAACCATACTTTTTATGTTCGCGCGAGAGATTTGGTTTTTTGCAATATGCCAAGACCAAAAAAAAATTACACGCGAGGAATAAAAAAACAGTAACATTCTATTAATTCAAATTTAAGGAATTTAAGGCTACTATTGCTTTGTTCATTTTTTATAATGTTACTAGCATTTTCTATCTCTTCTATCGCCTCTTTTTTGCATTCAGGGGCGAGATTTAAAATTTAACACTTCTAAAAAGTAGCAGGAAGTTTCTTGACGGCTCTTCTTCTTGCTACTTTTTAGAGTTGTTATAAAGTTAAGAGCCGTCACTCTTCAACTGTGGTTATCGCAGCTACTCCAACCGACTGACGATCAATAAAGATTATTTTATGATAGATATAGCAAAAATAAAATCTGCCTTCACAATTGTAGAAATGGCAGAGAGATACAACGCCCAACCTTATGGCAGCGGCAAAACACTTAAAACGAAATTCAATCCGCTCAGAGACGAAAAAACCTCTTCCCTTATGCTTTACCCTGACACAAACTCTTTCAACGATTTTGGCGGTTCTGGTGGCTCTATAATCGACTTTGTGATGAGAGCCGATGGGTTATCTACCAACGAGGCTATAAATAAGATCAAAGATATGGCCGGGCTTATAGATATAGAGCCGATTGTTAAAAAGAAATCTGACTATATAGAGCCTGAAATTGTAGACAAAATCTGGAAGCAGCAACCGCCGCTTGACTTCAAAACAGATCACGGCCGCCGTGAACTTCTAGCGATTGCGCCTGAGCATATATATAACGAAGCAAAAGAAGAGGACAAAAAAGCACTCTTTGATATCGTAAAGTATGACAGGCATCACGACACGGCGTGCATCTTGTTACAAGACGAACATAAAATATCTCGATCTTTAAGATATAGAAGATTTAAGAAAAAAGATGAATTTGGCAAGTTTAATGGCGAAGAGGTAAAATGGGGCGTGCACGGTGGGACGCAAAGTTCATTCCCATACATCCGAATTAAAAATAATGATATTGTCTTAATCGTAGAGGGAACACACGATTACTTAACGGCTA